ACCCTTGAAGAATTAAAATGGGACATTTTAATTCTCCAAGGGTCAGATATCAGTAACGATTTGAAATGACGCCCCTATAGCGAAGCATAGGGCGTCCCATTTTAAATCTTCACTGGTATAAATCGCCAATTATATAATCCTGAAATCGCCTTCGGCGATTTCTCGGATATAAAAGGTGATTTATCAGTTGCAAAATAACAGTTACCTAAGCATATTCAAATATGCCGACTTTTAGGTCGGCATTTAGAATGTGCAAAGGTGTAAATAAATCGATGTAAGATATATAGAATGAGTTTGCCATATATTTTGGGATTGTCTTTTACAGAAATAATAGGCGATGTTGCCTTGAAGGAATATGCAAACGATAAAGGTATTATGTATTTAGGAATTGGTATTGTAGGATATATCGGTATTATAATTCTTCTTGTTCTCTCTCTACAAGATTCTACTATATTATTAGTAAATAATGCTTGGGATGGCACTAGTAGTCTAATAGAAAGTTTGTATGCTTATTTAATTCTAGGAGAAAGATTTGATAATTATTTACAATATTTTGGTATTTTATTTATTATTATTGGATTATATTTACTGAAAATACCGCTATCCAAGAAACACCTATTTCATATTCCAAAAGAATAATCACAACAAAAAAAAATAAACAAACAAAAACAAAGATATAAAATGAATATAATAAATAACTGAATGAACACTATCAAATATGCTGTCAAGAATGGTTATTATATTCCAATTCTTCATGCGGGTATCTATATGATAACCAATGACCATTTTTTATCAACTATTATTGCTCTCAAAGCATATCCAGCTAATTATTTTTATTGGTTTTGTGACCATTATTCCTATTTGCCAAAACACAATTGGGTTAAACAGTTCATTCGGTTCACTGATTCCGGTCATATAGTGTCATTTTTGTATTATTTTTATCCTCAATATCTGCCGTTAGCATTCAACGTCCATTATGTTATTACATTTGCTTATTGGGGCGGTAAAATAGCCTTAAAGATGAGTAATACAGATAAATTAATAATACCGGAAATAGACCCTGTTTTTGAAAAAACTTGGTCCGGAATGATTCATGGTGTGCCGTTGATTTTATTGACACATCGAATATTAAATCAAACAGAATGCATCCCATTTGATTATGATAGTCTCAGTATGACATATGGATGGAGTTATTTCTGGATGTTTGGAATATATATTCCTTGGCGGCTTTACACTGGTGATTGTCTGTATGATATTTTGTCCCATACAACCCCATGGAAAAAAATCGCTGGATTCTTTGCTTTTATTCATTTCCTTGTTCTTACAAGCAATTTTACGGGATATTTAATGGCGGGCTGTTAGACCATTCACAATTAAACATGTGAAATTGATTTATCTAATCTTCATTGACAGCTTCTTTTGAAAGCTTTATAAAACATGTAGGGGTTGATTCAGTCCCTTCTTTTATAACATTTATGTCAATTGATGGGCTGCGTTTTTTTGCCGCTCGATGTTCATATCCACTTATACGTTCGGTTTGAATAGTATCCCATATAGATTTGAATTCGATGATAGCAGCTTGAAACCATAATTCATTTCTTAAAATGGTTGTCATACAAATCTCATCTAGATACCAGTAATGTGTCTTAAATATAACATATTCAGGATGTTCGGCCTTTTTTTCTTCGACCCATTCTTCGATTGACCGACCATCCGTAATGAAATATTCGTATTTTGGAATGTTCGACAACGAATCCCGCGGAATAAATTGTAGAATAATACCACGAACCCTCTCTCTGTCGTTTGTATCCATATTAAACGCCTCTTCGCTTTCATACTCTTCAAAACGAGTTTCGACAAAATCACACGCTTCTAAATCACAACAATGCATCTGGAGCTGCATTTGAACCCAATATGCCTCACTCGGCACACCATCCATATCACGGTTATATATGTTTTTGATTTCTACTAGACGGCCATAGAGAGGCGATTCCGGATTAATAACAATACCATCCGGGGATGCTCCCAAAAATGGATAATCGCTATGTTGAATACAGCCAAAATTCCCGATTTTTGCCCCCGTCATCTTCTCATACATTAAAACCGTAAGAGGTTCATATTTGACACCCCAATGAAGGGACCCATCAGTAGAAATCCATTTGGATTCAACAATCGACGTATCGAGTGGCTTACATTTTTCAAAGATTAGTCTATTTTTCTGTGCTTCGGAACCCAGTGCCTGATAAACATTACTTGCTGTTAACATATTATACCTATGTTTATACCAATCAGGTGTTCTTTGTTGTGGATTAGCCTTATCTTTTTCGTTTATGACACCTAATTTTTTTGCAATAAGTTCAAGTGCAAATTCTTCATCTTGTCCAAAATAATCCACCAATATATTTCCAGTATCGTGAACCAAATGCCTTTCAGGACATTTGTATACAACTGATATAAACCATGCATCTACTTGGTCTTCTACAAAGTTTCGCAAAGAATCATAATCATCGTATATTTCAGCATCGTCCAGCTGCTGAAAAATGACATGAGTCACTTCTTCTACCAATGTATCTTTAAAATTGGGTTTTGACATACTGATGATATTATCAGTCATATATTCTTCTATAAGGTCATAAACAGTCTCTGCTAAGTCTTCAAATTCATCTGGGCTAAAAGGCATTTCATTCAGTTCAATGGTTTCATCGATGTGTGATACGTTCATTTTCTATAATTATTATATTATATTTAAATCATTGTTTTTGTTCAATTTTCTTCTTCTTGGATAATTCTTTTTGGTGTAAGAGATTTCAATGTAGACACTCGCTTAACGTCTAGATTTTTCAATGTAAAAGCTCTATTCCCAACGTTGAAAAAAAGTGCAGGGATGGATTGAATAATCCCCTTTTCTTTATCATAAACAACATCTTTCGTTTTTTGTAATTTATTTTTATTCAGTGCCTCTGAGAAAAAATGCTTAAGAGTCTTGATATCTTTAACTGGCAATGTATTATCTTTTCCGTATTTTTCTGCAAAAATATGGAGTTTTTGAATCTTCACTGTTTTATCAAGCTTGTTCCATGTATCTGACTTATTCTGCTGTTTTTCAGTTTCTAATAAACTATCTAGCTGACTATATGACGTTTCTCCGGTTTGAATTTCATTAGGTGTAATCATTATTTCTAGTATTCTCTTTATACTTTATTATATAATTATATTTAACTCGTTTTCGGTTTATTGTTTATTATATCATTAATAGATTTTACATTTTGTTTTACAGTATATTTAAGTTCGCTTTTCACTCCGTCATTTATTGCAGTCGGTTCAATATTCGAAGTAAATTGTTTTTCAAAATAAAATGGTTGATTTTCTTTATTAAAAACATGAATCATGGAAGTTATTTTAAGATCGGGTCCAAAAACCAAAAATCCTCCTCCAAAATTTAAATTGACAGGTTTTTGTATGACGAGTTTGGCTATTTTTTGTAAATCGATTTCTCTTAATTGTTCTTTTAATTTGATTTTATCAAACGCTTTTTGAAAAGAATCTGTTATTTTTTTAGAGAGTTCATCTATGGCAACTTTTTCAGTAGATGTTCCAGAAGCATAATTAACAGCATTTTTAATAGCAGTTTTAGTAGAATAAATAGCATTTGCTGGTGCGTTTTTCATTTTTTTTAATACCGAAGACGGGTTACTGGGTTGTTCTACTGGTTCAGGTGTTTCTTCGTCTTCTCCTCCTTTAATTATTCCTTTAATAGTGTCTTGTAAATATACATTGTGGTTTTTTAATATTTTATCAAGAAATTGGTTTGTCATTTATATATTAGAATAAATAAATGGCGAATGAATAACCTAAATATATGGTATGTATTGAAATTTTGCAGTTTCGTATAAAGTAATCCGGAATGTGTCTTTATAACCTTCTACATAAACAGCATCTCCGTCCATAAGACAATCGCAACCATATTCTCCTGAACAACTACGACCCCTATATCTTATAGGTAATTTGGTATTGATTGAACCGGTGTTAGAAATAGTATAATATTGCCATTTATCTAATCCAGTTATCAATCTACGCCCCATAAGCGGTAATATCATATTTTCTTTATGATCACATGTAATAATGCCCATTTGTGTATATTCGGTTTGGAGACCACGAGTTTCAATATTTACAGGAATTCCTTGGGGTCTTGTAGGAAAATACATCCCATCAGTTCTCAAAGGAGGAGCATATGGGTCCATCATAATATTGGGCGTTATATTGGAACCCATAGGTCCTATAGGAGCAATCGACTGAATAGGATATCCTATAGGTATAGGATGATTGAACGAATATGAAGAACCCATCGGTTTTGTCAAGAAGATATAATATAAATAGGCTAATAATATGAAAAGAACAAGGAATAAACCTAGCGTCCAATTTTCTATACAAATTGTCCCGGGGTCACACTTTCTGGGGGGCATATACATATATGCAATATATAATCAAAAGGCATCAAAAAGGATTCATGGCGCATTTTATAAATGCCTCGAAACTAGATATTGGAAAAGGGGATAAATGAGCAAGCGTAAAAGGGTTTATTGAATAACATTGGAACATGACAGAATCAGGAAAATGAATAATGTGAAATCCTAAATTCATAGAATCTACATCATTCCCAGAAGTATCTAAAACAGGCGGGGCCTCCCTTGGGTCATATTCATACATAAAATAGTTATCTTTCGGTTTGCCATGAAGGAAATAATCGATTTCATCCAAGAAATACCATACGTTTTTCTCTCCCGATTCAAATGTATTCCCTCCGAATATTACGTCTAATAACCAAAATACGAATTTAAATGGCAAGTACAAGACCCATCCAGCAGTATCCAAAAAATACCACAAAAAACATTTTGGAAGACTCGTCACTTTATAAGCAATAACAATAATATATCGGACAAGCCAACAGAAAAATCCGGCTTGTTTATTTACATCATCCCTATGTGGCGTTAAAAAATTCTTCGGCCAAGGCAATATAAGCCACTTCATAAAATAGAATATCCATTTGAAAAATTCAACTATAAATTTTATTGCAGCAAAAACACATTTACCTATAATAACAATCATTCCTATTATCTCGGCAAAATACGCGACTTGCGTTATTTTTGTAACTATTTGATTTACAAAACTCATTACTCCAGTTATGTCTTCTTTTATTGTATTTGCCAATATAGCAGGAGCTAAAATATCGGCCGACATTACTATATACTATACACATTTTTATTAAGTTTCTTCTTTCACAATCTTTTTCTTTTTCGAAATAGGTTCTTTCAAATCAGCCGTTTCTTTTTCATATTCCTTCGTGTTATCATCTGACATCGATTTAACATCATGGCCGATTTGTTTCATTGTCGCTATATTTTTCGTGAGACCACTTAATGTGTCTAAAAGAGGTTTATATTTATTCATCTTCTCGAGGAGTTTCTCGTGTGCCAATACCATTTTTTCTTCGCCATCCGCCTCTTCCGTCTCAGTATATACAACTTTTTCATCTTGTCCGAATTCTTCTTTTATAGACGCTTTCTTTTTGTTTTTTGATTCGTCTTCATCTTCTTTTCCTTCGTGTTCTCCTTCGTCTTCTTCTTCATCTTCTTCATTATCTTCTTCATTAGGGTTTTCAAGCCCCTCTGTTAAAGCCTTTTCAATACCAGTATATTTGAGAACATTGGTAACTATCAAGGCGGATAAGAGAACCACTATCATATTTTTATTGAAAAAAGCCGTTAAAATGCCTATTAAAATGAAAACCGAAACCGATTCAATATCTTCAATATATCCCAAATATAAGAAATCAAGAAGGGCCAATAAAAAGATAAAATATAAAAAATATCGATTATGTAAAAGCATTATAATTTATATACTGTATAAGAATATTATTTTGTATCCAAATCCGATATAGTTGTATCCGATGGAACATAATGTTCTCCCGAATAAATATCGAGAACCTCCCGAACGACATCTTCACGTTGGATATCCGCACGTTCGAATTCGAAATCCGTAATACTAGGAGAACGTTTTCCCTTGAATTTTCGAAGGAAATCTTCTAGACCATTCAATTCATTTGGTCGGTCATGTTGGTCTAAATCGCCTGTTATTATGAGCCGACTGTTTTCTCCTAAACGGGTAAGAAGCATTTTCATTTGTGACACTGTAGAGTTCTGCATCTCATCAGCAACTATCCAAGCATTTTTGAAAGTCCTTCCGCGCATATATCCCAAAGGAGAAATCTCAATCTGTTTGTTTTCAATATGTTGTTGGACTTCCCTCGGTGTAATAAATTGATAGAGAACATCATATATAGGTCTTATCCAAGGTGCCATTTTTTCTTCTAATGTCCCTGGTAAATATCCCAAATCTTCGTCAACTGTTACGGATGGTCTTGTAAAAATGAGCTTTTCATAATCGCCTAACAGATATCCACGAATCCCAAATTCGGTTGCAAATAATGTTTTACCCGTTCCAGCTGGACCACTCACAACAACTATTTTTTTGGCGGGTTGTTTCAAAATTCTAGCATAATGCTCTTGATGTGCGTTTTTCGGACGAGTGAATTTTTCTTCAAATTTCTTTTTTTCTCCAGGCGACAAATTTCCGAATTGTTCAGCAACAGGCTTCCTGACGATGGGTTCGGAAATATATTCGGTTCCAGTTTCTTCGAAATACATATTCAATAATTCTTTTTGACATTGTTTCGGTGCCTTTTTTGGTTTCCTCCCTCGTCTTTTGGGTTCCCCGAGCTCAACAACTTCGTCTAAAGATTTCATTATAATACTGGTCGACATTATTATAATTCGTCGATTCAGTAGATTAAAAAAAATAAATTATACACTATATATGAGTAGATTTTATTGTGAATTGAATTTAGGCCATTATACCAATGAAGATTTACACCTTTTTACATTCTCCACTTCGCTATAACGCCGTATACGGGGTATTTGAATGTAATTAGGTAACTGTATTGTGTATCGACATTATAACCTATAATAATAAATCGGAATTTCACTACATAGTAAAGGTTTAATTGACTTAAACTGATGTCAATATATAATACAATGATTATAAGAGAATTACAAGAAACCGATTATATAGAATATCTAAGATTGATTAATATTTTTAGACCAACTGTTTTTACTGAAGAAAGGTTTATAGAAATGCTGAAAACAATGAGAAATAATAGTGTGGTTATTGTAGTAGAAGTTAATGGTAGACTGATTGGAACAGGAACTATATTATTTGAACACAAATTCATACATAATATTTCAAAAATAGCACATATTGAAGATATATGTATTGATTCCGAGTTCAGAGGAAAAGGCTATGGAATTTTGTTAGTAAAATATTTAATAGCCTATTCTAAACAAAATGGTTGTTATAAAGTTACACTGTATTGTAAAGAGAACTTGGAAAAATTTTACAATTTGTGTGGGTTAGTCAAAAACGATATACAAATGGCGGTTTATTTTGAATCCTAATGCGTTATTTATCAGAAAACAATAGTTTGTCTATACCCGTACGGACACAGAAAAGTCGGTGGGCTATAATGCCTAAAACAAAAAGGACCAATAAAACGATACCAATATGTATCTTTGTGACCCAGGATAAGAACCATCCTATAAGAATGACAATGGCGGTGTCATAAATGGCTATATCGAAAATGCGGTATTTACGAAGGCCTTCTCGCGGTTCTCCGAAAAGATTTTTATATTGGCATAATGAGGACATATATATTCATCCCTAAAAAATAAATATGATGGAGCCTATCAGGGGGACCATCTGAGCGTTCCATACGAGTAGCGCATTGTCAATGAATATGAGTTGGGAAACCACAACAGCCCTCTGAAAATGTATATAAAAAAACCAAATAAAAATAGGCCCTATATATTATTTAGCACTATGTCTGACCAACCTCAAGTTCTAAATGTTGCCCCTTCCGACCCACTTTTGACACCAAACTCGTCACGATATGTTATGTTTCCTATTCAGGATTCTGAAATCTGGAAAATGTATAAAAAACAAGTCGATTGTTTTTGGAGAACGGAAGAAATTGACTTCTCCAAAGACTTGGTGGATTGGAATGAAAAATTAAATAACGACGAACGTTATTTTATTAGTATGGTGTTAGCATTTTTTGCAGCGTCTGATGGTATTGTTACTGAAAATTTGGCGTTGCGTTTTATGGGGGATGTTCAGTTGGCCGAAGCCAGGGCATTTTACGGGTTCCAGATTGCGATGGAGAACATACACTGTGTTACAGGTAGCACAAAAATAATGACGGATAAAGGATATTACAATATTAAGGATTTAGTAAATCAAAAAGTAAATATTTGGAATGGTGCGGAATTTACAGATGTTGAAGTAAAATATACTGGTAATCAGCCTATATATAAAGTGGTATTGACCAATGGTATGGAATTGGATTGCACTTCAGGACATAAATGGTTAATCCGTAGAGGTAATCTACTTCATCCTGAAAGATGTAAAATGGAAAAAGTAGAAACGCAAGATTTAACCATAGGCGATCCTATAGAAAAATTTACATTACCAGTTATTAAAATGGCAGACCCGGATGAGTTTATGAATCCTTATACGCATGGGTTTTTTTGTGGTGATGGAAGTTATTGTAATAACTATCCAGTTATTACCCTTTATGACAAAAAACGCGATTTATTACCACATTTTAAATATAATTCTTTTTCTGATAAGGGTGAACGTATTCGTTTTTATATAACAGAATACATTAATAAACCAAAGTTTGAAGTCCCTATTAATTATAGTATTGAAACAAAATTACGTTGGCTAGAAGGTTATGTTGATGCGGATGGTTGTGTTAATTATAATAAAAAGCGTGATTCTACATCCATCCAGATAACATCTATTAATTTTCCATTTTTGAAAGATATTCAATTATTATTAACTACATTAGGCGTAAATTCTCATACAACTATTATGCATGAAGCACGAGATACGCTTCTTCCAAAAAATGATGGAACTGGTGAATATGCTATGTATTCATGTAAAACTTGTTATGTTTTATATATTACTGGTAAATCCGTTACACAATTAATGAATTTAGGATTTAAACCAAAACGTTTAGATGTAATTAAATGTGATAGATTATTGAATTCGAAAAACGATATGTTATTTCGAGTGAAAAGTATAGAAAAAATTTCAGATGATAGTGAGACATTTTGTTTTAATGAACCAAAATTACATACTGGAATTTTTAACGGTATTTTAACCGGACAAAGCGAAACCTATAGCGTCATGATAGATACATACATAAAAGACCAAGAACAACAGCAAAAATTATTCAATGCTATCGACAATTTTCCATGTATCCAGAAAAAAGCCACATGGGCTCGTAAGTGGATTAATGATAACCGCAGTTCATTTGCAGCCAGATTGATTGCATTTGCAGTCGTCGAGGGCATCTTCTTTTCAGCATCTTTCGCTTCTATATATTGGTTAAAGAAGCGAGGATTCTTACCAGGACTCACTTTCTCGAATGAACTCATTTCTAGAGATGAGGCCATGCATTGTGAATTCGCGGTTCTCTTATATAAGAAACTCCAGAAGAAACTCCAGAAGAAGCGTGTATATGAAATCATTCAGGAGGCCGTCGAAATAGAAAAGGAATTTATTACGGAAGCTATCCCATGTCGTCTTATAGGAATGAATAGCGATTTGATGATACAGTATATCGAGTTCGTGGCCGACAGATTATGCCTACAATTGGGATATGATAAAATCTATAACTCAGTGAATCCATTTGATTTTATGGAACTCATTAGCATGGATTCTAAAGTGAATTTTTTCGAGAGAACAAATTCTGAATATGCTCTAGCAAATAAAACAATTGAGGGGGATGTATTCGATTTTTCCGCTGATTTTTAGTCGGTTTATATGTATATACTATGTTCTCAACCAATGATGTTAATCGAACCCCTGTTCCTAGTAAATTTCAACCTTCTTTAGTGCCAAAACAAGATGTTGTTTTTCAACCGAATAAACCTACTACGAATTCGCACATAAATTATATTGCTCTTATAGAGACGGAAGAGGTTATCCATTCGGATTCAAATTCGGATAATGAAAATGAACCGCCTTTTAAACAGTTATATAATGACCACCAGATATATTCGAATCCGACTTTAGAACAGAGACCCACCCAATCGCAATCCCCGCCTACTCCGGATCCTTTTTCTTTGGGTAAGGATCCTATAAAAACATTTTATATTGGGTCTATTACTGTTGTTGGACTTTATATCTTGTATAAAATTCTTAATAAACGTTAATATAAATAAAAATCAATACGAAGGACATCTCATCATATTCAAATCGAGTGGTTTTCCGATAGAATTTATAACTGTATCACCCTTCCATAGTTTAATAAAACGTGCTACATTTGAACTCCAGTCAGTTACGCAAATATTAGACTGTAAAACAATATCGAGTCCTACCAAAAAAGTAACCATATGGTCCAACATTTCTTCTTTATCCAAATCAAAAATGATTTTATTTTGGATATTCATATCATGGATTTTATTAATGTAAGGCTGGTTCTCATTAAAGTCTGAAGGATTATTATGGAATTCAATACCACTCATTGTAAATCCAAATAGGTTCTCTTTACATAAAGTAATTAGCCGAATATCCAATGAATTTTCTTGAATATATTTTTGAATGTCCAAAAAACAATTATAATCATCTGTCTGTAAGAAAATAGTCTTACAATTAGGGTTCTGTTCTATAAGTGTTTTTATATAAGGTTCAGTTTCAATAAATTGAAACTCACATAAAAGTTTATCTCCGCGACGAATAAAAATGGAATCATATGTTCCAGGAATCAATTCTAATTCGGCCATTTTTTCATTTATTTTTGATTTAATAAAATCATTATATTGATATACTTCTCGTAAAACTTCACCATAAGCATAATATGGTATTTCTTCTAAAACATTTCCATGGCCATATCGGGAATGTTCTCTATCTCCATTTTCAAAAACCAAATCAAATGATTTGAAATAGTCCGTCCAACCATTTTTATATGAAAATGTCCATTCGCTTGTGTCTAATGTAAAATTCAATTCTCTTTTTTTACAATAAATGTACTGATTAATAATGAAAAAAAATTGGGAGAAAAATCCCGCGGCCTTATTCATAACAGAAATCATATAATATAAAATATCGAATTTATTTTATATTATTTATACCTTATATCTAATAAATATCTGAATAGCAACTAAAGCGCCGAACACTTGAGCGAGAACATAAGGGATAATCTCATTTACCTCTAATTTACCAGCAGCCGCCATAGCAATCGATACAGCAGGATTAATATGACCTCCAGAGATGTTAGCCGTCATCAATATAGCTAAAGCCAACGCAGCACCAGCGGCTAAAGGATTTGCTGTAGCGATAATGACATAAACCAAGAATAAAGTTCCAAGAAACTCTGCTAAATACTTATACATATATATTTATATTGGAAAAAAATTGAATGACTTTTCTAGTTTGTCATGAAGAGCATATTCATCCGCCATCTTCTTATTATCATGCTATACACATTTGCTTTCATGGTTATTATATTTCTCTTTATGACTAAAATTAAACGCGAACAAGAAGCGGCCCGCATGAAAACATTTGCAGAAATCAAAAAAGAGGAAGAGGCCTGTGCGTTTCCATACGATAAATCAAAGACAAATTGGTCTGCAGAAAAGTTCGTGGATGGGTCTTATAAGATAAGTTCCTTTATAAATCAAATATAAACGAGAATAAAAAAATGAATTAATATCTATGAACGGCCATTCGGGGAACATACGTAGCATGGTTTTTATCCCCGCCAAATTTGTAGTCATTAAACATGAGATTAATGGCTCTATTTTTTTTAAACTTTACATAATCCGAAGAATCCGCAACAAATCGGGTGTTTGTAGATGAAGCAGGAATACCTGTGTTATCTGCATTATTTAATACACTGCCAATAATAGATTTGTATCCAGGGCGGGTAGCATTTGTGGGATTAGGACCACCAGAGCTGTATGTAATGCGTCCTAAAAAATCGCCGGAATTTTCTACTGCACGAAACGGTGTTGTAACACGGTTTTTGTTATTAACGGTTCCTGTAGCATAAGCAGTGTTCCACGATTTGACAACGGTTCTTCTAGACATGACTTGGTCCGAACTTTTATAGTTTGTGATAGACTGCTTAGGAGAAATACCTGTGATACCGCCTCCTAAGTTCATTCCTCCTAAGAATGGTGCATTTAGAAAAGTAGCATTTGATGACATTATATATACTATTGTATAAAAAAATCTGTGTTTATTTTATATATGTCATCTGTTTCATCAAAATCGGAAAGTACAAAATCCGATAGCGAACCAAGTAAAAGTCCTTCAAAATTATCAGAAAGGTCAAATGAAGGAATACAAGATTTAGATATTTATAATGAGAAACCCATAATAAAATTTAACCCAGATTGTATTCGCAAACGTAGCAATTGGAGTTCACAAAAAAACGAATTCAAGATGGACCACCCTTCATTTGAGCCTGCGTTTTTTCTAAAGGATATGCCCGCCTTTTCTCCAAAATTAGTGGCGCTTTTGAAAAAAATAGAGGAACTAGATGCTCGTGATATAAAGAAACACGGGACCACTTTTAAGCATTTCATTTTTTCTGACATTAAATCTGGAGGCCAAGGTGCTAAAATGCTTGCATCTGGTCTTATTTCAACAGGATGGAATTTGGGATATACTTCAGAGTTGAAAAATAGAGAAAAATTTGTCAAAAAAGATTCCAAAAAAAAGGAAAAAGATCATGAAGAATCTAAAGAAGAAGACGAAGAAGACGAACAACAAGAAGGAGGCGGTTCATCGAAAAGTAAACCACAATGGGGTCCTATAGAATTGATTCCACCATCAGAGCTTAAAAAAACCAAGAAAAATTTCTATCTCCTTTCATCAGTTGCTGTTTTTGACAAGCCCATTAGTGTGCGTATAAAAAAAGACATACTAGCGAATTTCAATTTACGCCCAGATAATATTTATGGAGATTTGGCAAGAATCATTGTTATGGATAGTGGATTCAAAGAAGGAATTGACCTTTTTGATATCAAGTACATACACATTTTTGAACCTTCGATGAATGCTGCCGACCAAAAACAGGTGATTGGTCGTGGAACTAGAACATGTGGTCAAAAAGGATTAGAATTTCATCCTACTCGTGGTTGGCCTTTAGAAGTGTTTGTTTATGACATGGAGATTCCTGAGAGGCTACAATTTTCTTTATTGGGTGCTGAAACCACACAAGAATTGTTAATGCGGGCTATGAATGCAGATATCCGGTTAGCTAATTTCGGTTATGATATAGAAAGACTTGCTGTATTGGGTTCAGTAGATTACGAATTAAATGAGAACTTACACCATTTTGAGATTGATTTGACCGATGAAGATGCCGATGAAGAAGTCGTATTTGGGGGTGGTTCATCGAAAGCTTCGTCTTCTAAAAGTAGTAGCAGTAAGGCGTCTATAGAGGAAGTGAAAGAAGAAATGGTGTTTTTTTCGCAAGGACTATTTCCAGTTGGTCATGAAGAAATGACTAAACATATTCGTGAAAAATACGGAGATTACCGATGGGGTAAAGTAAAAATGGAGAACCTATGTGGAAAATTACCGGATGAATGGCGCCGACGAAGCCTCGGTTCTTCGAACTTCATGTCTGAACTTTCTCCTTTGAGTGATATTTCATCGAAAACCCGTAAATCACGTTCAACTCCTTATAGTAGTCGTCGTTCTTTAAAATCTAGAACATCGTCAAGAAAAGAACCCGAAGTTGAAAAAGAACCCGAATTTGAAGAAGATGATTTTGTATACAAACCGGCGTCTCCGGCACCGATGATTCGCAGCCGTCCTGTTTCAGAAGGCGATTCTATCAATGAAACTCCTATGTCTAGTATAGTGGAATCTTCACAGAGTGAAACACCGGAATCTTCCTCATCTGATATAATGTATAGTCGAAAGAGAACACATGTTTTAGAAACCGAAGAACCAGAAGAACCAGAAGAACCAGAAGAACCAGAAGAATCCCCATCATCATCTATTATCTATCGGGCAAATCGAAGGAGTCCAGGAGAACAACGAGGAGGTGCATCGTCCATTATCGATTTCACCCCAACTCAAGCATTCATACAAAATTATTTCACTCCATATGCTCCGGTTAAAGGAATGCTATTATATCACTCTGTAGGAACCGGAAAGACATGTTCAGCTATTGCCGCTGCTTCCGCCAATTTCGATCCTGCAGGATATACTATTCTGTGGGTTACAAGAACCACATTGAAAAACGATATCTGGAAAAACATGTTCGACCAAGTATGTAATAAATCTATTCAAGACAGATTAGAGAGTGGAGAACCTATCCCAGACGTCCAGAAACAAAGAATGAGATTGCTTTCAAAAGCATGGCGAATTCGCCCGATGTCCTACAAACAGTTCTCCAATTTGGTGTCAAAAAAGAATCAATATTACCAACAATTAGTAAAGGAGAACGGTGAATCCGACCCCCTAAGAAAAACCCTGCTAATCATCGACGAGGCCCACAAATTATACGGTGGCAGCGATTTGTCTTCATTGGAACGTCCCGATATGGCGGAATTCCACCAGGCACTTATGAATTCTTATTCTGTTTCTGGATTCGATTCCGTTAGGGTTCTCTTAATGACGGCTACGCCTATAACGGAGAACCCGATGGAACTCGTCAAATTAATCAACTTATGTAAGCCGATCCAGACCCAGATGCCCGATACATTCGAAGGATTCGCTCAAGATTATTTGAATGAGGATGGTGGATTCACTTCGACTGGTAGAGAACGATTTTTGGATGATATTGCCGGACATATTAGTTACTTGAATAGGGAGAAAGATGCTCGTCAGTTCTCCCAACCTAGAGTAAAAAGAGTCATGGTTCCTATTATAGAAGATATACAAGCAGTCGAAGACTTTGACAAATATGTTTCTAGGTCGGAAGCAGAAGATAATATTTTGAAGATACAAGAGAACCTAGAACGGACTGTCAAACAGATGGAAAATGAACTATCGATTTTAACGAAGAAACATTTCCAAGGCATTTTTTATGACACCTGTAACGAGTATCCGGATTTACCTGTAAAACAATGTAAAACTGTCATAAACAAAAATGTCACGGATTTAATGAAAGAAATCAAAGGACATATTAAAGTAGTCAAGGAACAAATCGCTGATATCAAAAAACAACTCGCGGAAATCAAGAAGGGAAAACAGAGAAAATTGGTTCTCATTCAAGACAAAATAAAGAAGAACCCGACGCTTTTCAATAACTATAAATCCAGCACATATGCTTCTATAAGAACCAATTGTTCTTCGAAAACATTGTCGGGAACCCGTTTTTTGGAGACCGTCAGTGGATTACCGGAGGTCGTCGAAATCGACCGTGAAATTCAAGCGAATAAAGACGCTATTGTAGCTTTGGAAAAACAACTTGTTGTCGAAGTTCAGGGATTCCGAATGAGGATTAAACAGATGAAAGAGACTCTTAGAGATAAAACTGTTGCTCCTGCACAAAGGATGGAGATAGAATTATCTATTCGTGACAGTAAGAAGGATTTCCGAAAAACGAAAAAGGCGATTTCAAGCAATATCCAAGACCAGATTAAGGAAGAAAAAGAAAAAATAAAATCGGCGGAAAAAGCAAAACAAGCGATTTTCAAGACAGTTCGGAAAACATTGAAGATAAGAGCATCTTTGAAAAAGAAAGAGGAAAAACAAGCGGAAAAAGAAGAACGCAAATTAAAGAAGACGGAGTCGTTATTGTTGGAAGACATCCAAAATGATGCTGTCAAAGAAATTGTTGAAAGACGCAAGATATTGGTCAACCGAGATTTAACCGATTTCGAAGAAGAAGTCGGAGAAAAAGCCAAAGAAAAGGCTAGAGCAAATGCTAGAAAACAAGAAGAAAGAGAACATCATAAACATGTTAGAAAGACGATTAAAGAACGAGAAAGAGCAGAAGCAAGAGAACGCAAAAATTTAGAAAAACAACGAGCGAAGGAAGAAGCGAAAGCGGTCAAAAAGAATGTCACGAAGAAAAAATAGAATGGTTCATTAATCGATGATATAAAAATATATCAATATATAAACGGTTGAATGTTTGCACTCTTATGTTATACTATATTATACTATAATATAGATCACATACTGATAAATTGCTATTTACCATGGATTACACCTTTTTACATTTCAAACGCCGATTTTTTTACACCTTTTCTCATTTAAAACGCCCATTTTAAATGAGAAACTTATAAATAATTCTTCTTGATTTTTCGTGTCTTGTTTTTCTTGGATACATATTTTTCTGGTCGTTCATATGTCCCTTTAATTATATTTCTGTATTTTTCTTTCGGTATTTCTCTTATCACTTTTGTTATATTTTCCTTTAAGGCATTATGAGTTAATCCATCTCCTAATTTATGAACTTTTTGTAATCTGGATTTCAACATACTAAAATAATTTTCTATGGAATTAGTAAAATGTTGATACGGAACAGCATATAATAAATGGTTATCTTTATTTATTACCTCTTTTACCTTTGGATTTCTATGACTACTTGCATTATCCAAAATTATTAATTTATTCTTGAATTTATTTGTTACATTTGCTTCTAAAAACTCTACCATTCTATCTGCGTTTATTCCACTTTTTTCATATAAATCCCAACCAACCACACCATTTACCGAAATAGCAAATACACCAGTATATTTTTTGAATACTTCTTGAGATTGTGTTTTTATGACACATCTTTTTCCTTTTTGACTATAGCAGTGATTTCTTTTCTGTAATGATTTTATACTTGTTTCATCAATACAAATTATATCTTCTATTTTATACTTTTTAACTTCTTCATAAAATTCCTTCAAATTATTATTTATATCAATATCTTTTCCAAAACGCTTTACTGGTTCGTGTCTTATTCTTGTAAGTTTCAAAGTAATATTATTATCATTTATAATTCTATGAATATGAGATTTATTCAAATGTAAATCAGGAAATTTATTTTCCAATAAATAAAGTAAATCTTCTATAGTAATTGTTTTGTTCTTCTTTATTTCTTCCAATAAGAAAGAAACATGCTCTTTATGAACTTTATATGCCTTTGGAGTTCTTTCATATCCAGTAATTTTTCCTTCATTTTGATATTTATGAACCCAACGCATTAAACTTCTTCTGGAACAATTGAAAATCTTACAAACTTCTTCTTGCGTTTTATCTTCAACCAAATAATAATTTACAGCAGTTTCTTTATAGTCAATACTCTTTTGTGTAGGCATATACAATATAAAAATATAAAATATAATTAATTTAAAAATATATTATTATTTATTAATAAATGATTTTATTGTTATGCTATATAGTTTTATATTATAACATAGATGTAATTTTCAAACAAATATATTTACCCTATGTAATTACTACTAATAATAATTATGATGTCATTTCTAATAATGAAGGTTTATATTTTTTATTAACTACAACAAGTTATTTTATGTTATTATTATATTCTTATACATTAACATATAGAATATTTATTTCAAATATAAATGATAGATATTCTATTGGATTAATGTTTATTTACTTGAAACATATTTTTGACATTATTATTATTCATAAAAATACGTTAATAGTAGAATATGAAATAAGTCGTGGTGTTATGTGGGTGTTTACTACACCACTTATGTTAAAAATGTATTGTAAAGCAAATGATATAACTCTACAAAATATTAATATACATTATCATCTTATTTGTATTATTCCTCATATTTTTATAATTCCTTTCAAAAATAGTTCCATATATATTATTTCTACCATCGTATTTTCTATACCAGAAATTCTTTTTTTGAAAACTCTTTATAAATATAATCAATTACCTTTTACAAATTTATTTATTTTAATATGGATTATTTTTATGTTAATCAATATATTAGAAATTACGCAATTATGTAAACCAGAACTAATTCATGCGTTTTATAATATTGCTGATACATTATGTAAATTCATATGTAATGTGGTTATTTCAAATTATAACGAACAAGAAATAATAGTTCGTGAAAATATGGATTTACAAAGCATAAATTTTGTTTCTCATATGATAAAATCTATAAAAGATTTTGAAATGGATAATCAAAATTTAACATTTTTTTGTAAAAATTTAATAAATTATTGTAGAAAAAAATTCGTGGATAAAATACCATTAACAAATGATAAACTAAAATTGGAATTATTGAAAAAGATTTTACCATTTGATTTAGATAGAGATTATATAAAATATGGTGCTGGTGCTGGTGCTGGTGCTGGTGCTGGTGCTGGTGCTGGTGCTAATAAAGAATTTAATTTTATTTGTATTTTATTTATGGATATTGTAAATTATACGGAATTGGCGAAAAAATATAATGGTGATATTATTTTCAAATTATTAAATACTATTTATAATCATTTTGATACTATTATAAAGAAATATAAATATTTACAGAAAATAGAAACGATTGGAGATGCTTATATGGTCGTTGGTGATATTTTTAGAAATGAATTAAATCATAAA